TTTGATGAAGAGCTATATGAAGTTGGTGATTCAATACTCTGAATGCTCCAGTAAACATCAAGCATTGATAAGCAACTGACAGCAGTTATAAGAACACGGCGCGAAACACAAAGTCTCCATCTTGCTTGTATAGAGAGCAGATCAAAACCAGTGACTCCTTTTGGGGCATTGATGAGCTCACCCATCTTTACCCCGAGAATCTCATTGTCCTCAATCCATTCGGCCATGATCGTGTCTGGAACTGATCCTAACTATTCGTAGCGATTGCGCACCCGTTACGGCCGTAAATATTCCCTGGCCAAGTTCGCACACCAGAGTGTGTATTAGGCCTGCCGTCAGGCATGCCCTGAGGCTTTTGCCGATGAACAGGCAATGCAAAGTGCAGGTGCGTGATGGCGAGATTTACTTTGCACGCGCGCAATCGCGCCAATGAGCCAGTCCAGCTGATTTACGACAACCAAACCAGTGAGCTTCTGGCCGAGGACCTTACTCCCTGGCCACTGGCCTACATTGAAAAATCATGGACAGTCGGTCACATTGAAGCGGTTAGCCTGACCCATCCTGGTCGAAAGACCAATCCAAAGGTGCTGAAGATTCAGCTTGGTCTGTCGTGCAACTACTCGTGCGACTATTGCAGCCAAAGGTTTGTTCCTCATGCGCAAGAGACCACGCAAGCAGACGTACCTCAATTTCTGAGGCTGCTTGAGGATAGTCTCGACCAAGCACCCGAGCGTATTGAGTTTTGGGGCGGCGAACCGTTGGTTTATATCAAGACCCTGCGCCCTTTGGCTGAGGCGCTCAGGCAGCGGTATCCGTCAGCATCATTTGGCATCGTCACCAATGGCTCTTTGCTGAATCCGGAGATCAATGAATGGCTGGATGCATTGGGCTTTGGTGTGGGCGTTAGCCACGACGGTCCAGGTCAATCTGCTCGTGGCCCAGACCCTCTGGCAGACGAATCCAGCCGCGCCGGAATTTTGGATCTTTACAAGCGGCTCTCTCCCCAGGGGCGAATCTCGTTCAATGCCATGGTCCATCGCACGAACACCAGTCGAGAAGAGATTGCCAAGTACTTCTTGCAGTTGACTGGCGATCCGACGATTTCGATCGGCGAGGGAGCCTTCGTTGATCCCTACGATGCGGGGGGTCTGGCGAACTCGCTTCAATCGAATGAGGAGGCCTTCGAATTTCGCAGGCAATCGCTTGATGAAATTCGTCGTGGGCGGATTGTTCATCTCGATATTGCTCGTTCCCGTATGCGCGAGTGGGCTCGAAGCATCCTGGAGAGACGTCCGGCCAGCGTGTTGGGTCAGAAGTGCGGGATGGATAGTCCTGACCAGATCGCCGTCGATCTCATGGGCAGTGTGCTTACTTGTCAGAACGTGAGTTCGGTGTCTATTGCGCCTAACGGTCAGTCGCATCACATCGGGCATATTTCTAAGTTGTCGGATGTGGCACTCGACACCTCGACGCATTGGTCTCAACGGTCAGAGTGTCTTGGCTGCCCTGTGCTTCAAGCTTGCAAGGGCGCTTGCATGTTCTTGGAAGGACCGTTGTGGACAGCGGCCTGCGACAACGCGTATTCGGATCATGTGCCATTTTTTGTGGCTGCCATCGAACATCTGACGGGTTGCGCTGTGCATCGCATCGAAGGGGATCTGCCGCAAGCCAGGTCTGACGTCTTTGGATTCGAAGCCAAAGCCAATCAATCAGCCTCCAGAAAAGTCATTCCCATCAAGGTGTCAAATGCCTGATCAAGCTCTTTCAGCAGCATTGCGTGAGGCATATGCCAGTGCGCCCAACGACGTGGTTATTTTGCATACCTTGGAGATCCGGCACCCGGACTTTAGAGACGATGCTGGTAATACGACCGCGATCCGCGTGGTTCGTGATCAGCAAGACTTGCTTGCAAGGCTTGAGGCGTCAGCGCCAATCAATGCAGGCCAGCAGGTTCAGTTTGTAGCCATGGGATTTGAGCTGGATCTGCCGCCGGTAGATATTGCGCCTGTTCCGGAAATTGCGATCACCCTGGACAACGTCACCCGTGAGATCGTGAAGCACTTGGATGAGGCGTCAGTTTCGGAGTCACCCATTGAAGTGACCTACCGTCCGTACCTTTCCAACGATTTGAGTGGCCCACAGATGGATCCGCCCATCACGTTGGTGATCACCGAGGTGGAGGCGGACGTGCAGCGGGTCACGGCCAAGGCACGGATGGCTGACATTGGCAACAAGACCTTCCCGTCACGCCTGTACACCGCAACTGAGTTCCCTGGATTAGCACGATGACGAAAGAAGACTCGCCAAGTTGGGCGATCCAATACATCGGTCGTCCGTGGATTGCAGGTGAGAGAGGCCCCGAGTCATTTGACTGCTGGGGCCTTTTTCTTTGGGTCCAGAAGACGCACTTCAGTCGTGAATTGCCTGTGATCCCGGTGGATGCACTGAATCTTCGGACGGTCCTTCATACGTTCAAAACTCACCCGGAGAGGCAACGTTGGGCTGTGGTCGATGTGCCACAGCAGGGTGATGCGGTCTTGATGCGTCAGTCCCGACACCCTGTTCATGTGGGCGTATGGGTCGAGGCAGACGGTGGCGGTGTTTTGCACTGTGCCCAGCAGGCTGGTGTGGTGTTTCAGCAACTGATTTCTTTGGCCAGTCACGGCTGGCAGGTGGAGGGGTATTACCGATGGAAGGAATCGCCATGACAAGCACTTGCATGTCAGGCCTACCCGGTCCTGGACTGGTCATTTGGATGCGAAATCCGTTCGAGCCCAGTGATCGGCAGGTGAGCCATGTGTTTGGATCGCCCACGATCGCACAGTGGATGAATCGTGATGGCGTTGAACTCGACCAGCCCACCTTGATCCTGAAAAACGGGCAGCCGGTACTGATGGCGCATAGGGCGGTGACGCCGATAGATGCAGGAGACGTCGTAGCTTTGGTCACACTGCCGCAAGGCGGTGGAGGTGGCGGCAAGAATCCGCTGAGAACCGTGCTCATGATCGCCGTGCTGGTCGTCGCAAATGCGTATGGCGGCGCTCTGGCTGCGTCAATGGGGTATTCAGGCACGCTAGCGACGGCGGTGGCCTCAACTGCGATTGCAGTGACGGGCTCTGTACTTGTCAATGCCCTGGTGCCGTTGCCAAATCAGGCCTTGCCCTCGGCATCAGCCAACACCACATCCCCCAGCCCGACGTACTCCTTGCAAGCGCGGGGTAACTATGGACGCTTGGCGCAACCCGTGCCTGTGATCTATGGCCGCCATCTGGTGTACCCAGATCTGGCCACCATGCCCTATACGGAGTACGAGAACAATGAAGAGTATCTCCATCAACTGCATGTCATCGGTGTAGGCCAGTTCCAGTTTGAGGAGCTGTCTATCGATGACAGCCCGATCAGCTCGTTCGCGGAGGTGCAAGCGCAGGTGATTGAGCCAGGCGGCCAAAACACATTGTTCAATCCTGATGTGGTTACGGCCCCGGAGGTCTCGGGACAGGAGTTGATTGCTGTTAGCGATACAGGAGCCATCGTCGGTCCCTTTGCCCTAAATCCGGTGGGCACACAGATCAATCAGGTCGGTGTCGATGTGGTGATGTTGCGCGGTCTTTACTATGCCAATGACAGTGGCGCTTTGGAAAGCCGATCGGTGCAGTGGCGGGTTGAGGTGCGAAGCATTAACGATGATGGGGATGCCATCTCGGGTTGGCTTCATTTGGCAGACGAGACCTACTCAGCTGCAACCAATACCGCGCAGCGCCTGTCGTTCAAGTACTCGGTGACACCTGGGCGTTATGAGATCCGCCTGCAGCGCCTTGATGCACGGGATACCAGCAATCGGGCTGGTCATGAGTTGCGTTGGGGGCAAGCCAAGGGATATTTGGCTGGATCCCAACTGCCCACTGATCTGACTTACTTGGCGCTCAGGATGCGCGCTACCGACAACTTGTCGCAGCGTTCCTCACGGTTGGTCAACTGCCTGGTGACGCGCAAGCTCTCAAGTTGGAGTTCAAGCTCTGGATGGTCTGCACCGCAACCAACCCGCTCGATTGCTTGGGCCTTCGCGGATGCTGTTAAGTCCAGTTACGGCGCAGGTCTGCCTGACCGGCAATTGGACCTGTCAGCCTTGGTGCGTTTGGATGCGGTGTGGTCTGCTCGAGGGGATACCTTCAATGCAGTGTTTGATCAGAACCAGACGGTGTGGGACGCCTTGGGGCAGATTGCCCGGACTGGGCGTGCCGTGCCGTTTTTGCAAGGCGGGATTGTTCGCATCGTTCGCGATGAACCCAAGACCATCCCGGTGGCGCTCTTTTCTGCACGAAATATCGTGCGCAACAGCTTGAAGATTCAGTACCTGATGGCAGGCGATGCGACAGCGGATG